CTCGTTCGCTAAGGCGTACATCGTCGCGCTGATCTGCCCAATCACGCCTTCGTCCAAAAACGCGTCCTCCAGCTGGTGGATGCGATCTGACAGCCGATCTACGTCAAGCTGCACTTCACGTAGCCGTTCGCCGCGCGTCTTCGCTAGGGTCTCGACCTTGCGATCCAAGGCAACCACCGCGCCGGCGGCCATGACTGTCGCGCCCGAAAGCGTTGACGCCAAGAGATTGCCAAGCGCCTCGCGGAACGCCAGCGCGAGTCCGGGATCGGCGGCCTCCGGCAGCAGCTGCGCCACGACGCGCGCCAAGGCATCAGCGGCCAGTGTCAGCTCGGATGGTTTGTGGTGTGCGCTCATCTTCGCTCCTTTCGACTCCGAAGCCGCGACCCGCACGAGGCTGTTGACGCATGCGCCGGCGGGATCGCGACTTCGCAGCTATAGTCTAGCACACGTGTCCTACATACATTCTATAGACATCTGTGCTACACTAGATGTGCTGACGCATGCGCCGATGAATCATCGGGCGTGCGTCGTTTGCGTTGGGGCCAATGGATGAAGAGACGCGCCGATACATTCGTATCCGCAAGGACAAACAAGCAGAACTGAGCATCCTGGAGGAGCAGGCGGCGAAATTCGGCGATCTGTACGTGCCGCCGCATATCAAGATGCAGATCGGCGCACTCAAAGACGAACTCAGCATGGTTGAGAGTGCGATCAAGTCGCCAGCGCGCTCTGCCGTTTCCGATGAGCTTGGCCCGGCCGGGCGGTTCGCGGTCAGCCACCAGGACAATCGCGAGGTCAAGCAGATGATCGCGGCCCTGGCTGTCGATATTGAGAAAGCAGCCGTACAGAGTCGGGAGTGGCGCGATCACTTGGGGGAACGTATGCGCCGACTCAGTCTATGGAGCGTTGTTATCACGATCCTGGTCGTGGTCATCATCGTCACGATCGCGATTATCGTCACCTATCTGCTCACCAAAGGCGCGCTATGAGCTACCCGATCGACACCAATGTCCCACTGCTGCCCTACGACGACGACAGCTACGATCCCAATGCGCCGCAGAAGCCCGGCCCGGCTACGCTCGGCGCGGGCTTCGCCTACATCGGCGAGGCGCTGACCATTGACGAGTTCGCCGCCTACGTCGCACAGTATCGCTTTGGCACCATCCCGCCCGAATACATCGTGCTGCATCACACCGCGAACCCGGACGCCTCGTGGGCGCTGCTCAACAACGACCCGCATATCAAGTGGGATCGGAATGAGCACGGCATGGGCGAGGCGCAGATCAAGGCCAAGCGCAAGGAACAGCTCGACGGTATCAAGAACTACTATCAGTCACTGGGCTGGAATGCCGGCCCGCACCTGTTTATTGACGACAAATGGATCTGGCTGTTCACCCCGATGTACGATGTGGGCATCCACGCGAAATCAGGTAACTCCTATCGCGACCGCAATCGCAAGCTGCACTACAGTCTGGGGATCGAGGTGGTGGGCTACTACGAAAAGCAGGTCTGGCCGGAGGAGATCGCGCACACGGTCGGGATGGCGTTGGCCATCCTCCGGCGGCGGCTCGGCACCTTCTCCCTCGACTACCGACCCGGCCCGCGCAACACCCCCGCTGCGCATCTCGGTAGCCTGTGTAGCCATCGCGACTTCAATAAGCCGCAGTGCCCTGGCGCAGCCATCACTGAGCATTACTACACGAGCGTGGCGCAGCGCGGATGGCGCGAGCTGACCAGCGGCGACAACCCGCGGCCTGAACATCCGGGGCTGAATCACTACAAGGTGAAGCTGTCGGCGACCGGGGGCGTGACGATCCGGGCCGCTGCGCGCACGAATGCGGCGATTCTTGGCAGTTTGCACGCTGGTGATGACTGGTGGGGCGAGGAGATACCGGGGCAGCTTGTGACGCGGCTGGGCTTTGGCAGCACGAGTCAGTGGGTCAGATCCGATGACATGCGCCATGTGTGGCTGGGACTGCTCGAAAAGGTGCGGTCATGATCTACCAGGAAACGCGCGCCGATGGCTGGCCACTCTGCCCCCACTGCGGCGAAGACGAGCTGTGGAGCGGCTTCCCGTGGGACGGCACCGAACCCAAGCCACCCATGCAGGCGTGGATTGACCACGGGCTGCGCTGCTACAAATGCGGATGGAGTAGCGAAGCCCGCTCGCTCGTGGCGTCGGTTTCATCAGCGATTGCGGCGGCAATTATCCAAAAAAACCTGGACGACGGCAAGGATGTCACCATTCCAAGCCTGGGGATTGTGATACCCGGAAAGCGATCCTAATGCGCCGCAATCTTGCCATCGCCAGCGCAATCCTCGGCGCGATCTGGATTGTCGCCACCGGCGTGCTGTTGTTCTACATCGCCGATCTCGCGCCGATTCAGGCGCTGCTCTTGGCCTTCGTGGCGATGGACGCCGCGTTCGTGCTCCTGCTCGCGATCTGCCTAGTATCGAACACTAGGAGGCCGTTCGCGGTCGATCCGTATGCCCAGACGACCGACGAATTGCTGCGCAGCGCGGTGTTGTTGCCGGACGGCCGGCCCTACGGGCGACGCGAGAAGGACGATCGGCATGTCGTCGATCGCCTGAGCGAGATATTGGAGGAGGAGGCGGCCAAGCACCCGCCGAGCGACCGTACCCCGCCGTGGGCGATTGAGATCGCGACTGAGCACGTGCGCGCTGAGACGCCGCCCGAGGAACTGCGATGATCTGGCGCTGGCACCATACGGTTGCCGTGGTCATCAGCGGGGCGCTCTGGGTTGCGCTGTGGTATGCTGTCGGTGCGCTTTTGTGGTTTATCCTAACACTGAGGTGGTGCTGTGACCATTGGCCCAGCGACTCTGATGGCGATCATCGCCGCCGCGCTCGCGACCCTGCTCTGGTGGATCGCCGCGCGCCTGGCGCTACCGGCGTGGATGGGGATGTTCCTCTTCGGGATCGGGCTGGCGCTGGTCGTGCTGGCCGGGCCGCTGATCAAGCTGCCGTAAGAAAGACAGGTTTTGACAGGTTGTGAGCGAGAACCTAACCGACAAGCAACGCGCATTTATTGAGCACTACCTGACGCACTGGAATGCGACGCAGGCCGCGATCGACGCAGGCTACTCTGCGAAAACGGCGCGCGTAACTGGGCCGGAGAACCTGTCAAAACCTGCCATCCAAAAAGCTATCCAGGCACGGCTGGATAAGCTGAAGATGGGAGCTGACGAGGTGTTAGAGCGGCTGACCGCCCATGCGCGCGGATCGATGGCCCCCTTCATTCGGCGCGACACCGACGGTGATCTGTACGGCTTCGATCTGAGCGAGACCCAGCCCTTACATCTGCTCAAAAAAGCATCGGTCACGCGCCGCCGGCAGCAGCGCGACGATGACGATGAGGTGATCACGGTCGAGACGGTCACCATCGAACTGTACGACGCCCAGGCCGCGCTGGCCTTACTCGGCAAGCATCACAAGCTCTTTACTGACCAGGTGGAACATTCCGGCAGCGTGGATATCAAAGGCTACACCCATGTTAGCCCCGATGACTGGGACAAAACCGAAGAACCATAATCCCATTGCGGTGTTCGACCCGCTGCCCTGGCAGATTGCGCCCTGGCGCGATCGATCAGGCGTGCTGCTGCTGACGGGCTCGGCCGGCGGCGGCAAGTCGCGACTCGCTGCTGAGAAGCTGCACGGCTACTGCCTCAAGTACCCCGGCGCATTCGCGCTGCTGGTCAGAAAAACGCGCGTCAGTCTCACCAAAGGCTCACTCCTGTTTCTCAACGAGACCGTGATTGGCGGCGACCGAAGGGTGCGCCAGTACGAGAGCAAGGATTACTTTCGCTATACCAATGGCTCGATCCTGGCCTACATGGGCCTGGAAGACAAGGAGCAGCGCGAGCGACTGAAGTCGATTGGCCCCAAGGGCGGCGTGGATATTATCTGGGGCGAGGAGGCCACCGAACTTGAGGAAGCCGACCACAACGCCTTGCGCGCCCGTATGCGCGGCAACGCCAGTGCCTGGCGGCAGATCATGTACTCCTGCAATCCCGACGCGCCGACGCACTGGATTTACAACCGCCTGATTGCGGGCGGCGAAGCGACCGTGTATTATTCGGGCAGACAGGACAATACGCACAATCCCGCCGACTACGATGCGACAATGAACTCACTCACCGGCATCGACGATCTGCGCCTGAACAAGGGCCAATGGGTGCAGGCAAGCGGACTCATCTTCGACACCTGGACAGACCCCGGCACGGTCGATCCGAGCGCGGAATACATCCCGGACGCCGGCCCAATCTTCTGGGCGCTCGACGACGGCTATAGCGCCGGCAGCGCGAAGAGTACACAGGGCAAGGATGCGAAAACCGGCTACTACGTGGCAGATTCGCATCCGCGTGTTATCCTCTGGGTGCAGCATCGCGCGGACGGCCAGCTCGTGGTATTCGATGAGGATTACGCCTGTTTGGTACTATCGGATGATCATATTCGCGCCGCGATCGCGTCTCCCTACGCCTCGCCCGATCTGGCGGTGCATGGCCCCGGTAGCGCGGAGATCCGCGGGCGGCTGTTCGCAGCAAGCATTAGCCCAATGCAAAGCACCGCCAACGTCGAAGAGTCGACCAAGGAGCTGCGGCGGCGGCTTGCGCCCGACGCCAACGGTTGGCGCGCGATTATCGTCCATCCGCGCTGCGTCCAGCTGCGCGCCGAGATGGCCAGTTACCGGATCGACCCGACGACGCAGAAGCCAATCAAGCAGTTCGACCACGGCCCCGACGCGCTGCGCGGGCTCGTGCATGTACTGAGGAACCAATGATAGAACCCGACTTCGACATGAACGGGCGATTTGTCGGCGTGTCGCTCGTGAGTCCGTTAAGCGAGTCTGAACTGGAAGCGTTCAGGCGTGCCATGGCAAATTGGAAATCGCAGCCGATCGTCTGGACACACAATCCACCAGAAGTCAAAATTGTCCAGTTGCGCGGGCGATGGGAGCCCAAGATCGAAGACGAGCCATGACCGATACCGCCGAACAGCTGAAAAAGTCCGTCACGGCTGGCGACTACGCCGACAGCCCGTACTCCGGCAACGGCGTCTACTACCTGATGGCCCCGTCGTCCTATGCGCGCCCGATCGCGGACTTGCAGCCGTATTGGACAATCTCACGCGACTTCCAGCTGCGCGCGACCGTGATGATGGAGTCGATGTGGGCGGCGTCGGTCTTCAAGGCGATCACAAAAAGGGCCGCGCGCGGGTTCGAGGTCTCCGATCCCGCCGACCAGCAAGTCGGCCCGGACGGGCAGCCGAAACTCTCGCGCCGCACCAAGCAGGCGCAGGAGTTGCTGCTGTCGGCGCAGCCAGGCCACGGCACGCCGGGCTGGGTGCCGTTTCTGTCGAAGCAACTCAGAGACTTTCTGACCACCGATAACGGCAGTTTTATTGAAATTATTCGCGCGTCAAGCGCCGCCGGGTCGAAAATCATCGGCCTGGCGCACCTGGACGGCGTGCGCTGCCGGCGGACGGGCGACAGTGACATCCCAGTGCTGTACCGCGACCGCAAGGGCGCGGAGCACGAGCTACAGGACTACCAGGTGCTAACGTTCTCCGACATGCCCGACCCCGGCGACACGTACTACGGCGTGGGGCTGTGCGCGGCAGCGCGCAGCTATGGCACAATCGCGAAGCTCGCGGCGGTCGAGCGGTATGTCTACGAGAAAGTCAGTGGCACGCGCGCGCTGGCCATCCACTTCGTGTCAGGGGTCAACGACAAGCAGTTGCAAGGCGCACTCAGGGTGGCCGAAGAAACGCAGCTGCAAAAGGGCATCTACACCTACATGGGCGCGCTGATTGTGTCGATGATGGGCGATGTGGTGCCGCAGGTGGCGACGATCCCGCTGTCGGAGTTGCCCGACGGCTTCGACGCGGAGAAGGAGCGCGACAACGCCTATCTGGTCTACGCCAACAACATCGGCGTCGCCGTCCAGGATGTGAAGCCCCTGAGCGGGCAAGGCCTGGGCACGGGCACGCAGACCCAGGTGCTGGATGACGCACAGGAGGCGATGGGCCTGGCCGCCTACGACAAGCAGCTGGAGCACGCGCTCAATGAGTTCGTGCTGCCCGAAACGACCACCGTCCATTTCCTGAATATGCATGATATGCGCGACCAGAAGCAGAAGGCCGATGTCCAGCTTGTGCGCGCCCAGGAGCGCGCCGCGCGGATTACCAGTGGCGAGATCGACCCGCCCATCGCGCGCCAGCTGGCGGCCGACGCGGGCGATCTGCCGCCCGAACTGCTGCCGCGCGATGAGACGGCACAGGGCGACCTGTCGGACACCGAGAAGCCGTACATGGGGCCGTGGACGATCTCGCCGTTGGCCGCGAGCGCGCCGATGACCATGCCCGCGAAGGCTGGCGCGCAAGGGGCCGCGCCAGTGGTCAAGGCGTTCGGCCCCATCGCGCGCCGTCTGCGTGACCGCGCTACGCTCGCACGCGCGAAGCGGCTGTACGAGGAGGCGTTAGCAGGTGAGTGACCCACTCGCGCCGCTCATGACGCGCTTCCTGGCTGAAGCCCAGCGACTGGGGGATCGGGCGCTGGCATCGGGCGATTACGCACGCTGGGCAGAGGACTTCCAGCAGCAACTGGTTGACTACCACCTGGCGGCGTACTTTCTGGGCAAGGATGAGTCGCAGCTCAGTAAGGCAGCGGAAAAGGTGCTGACGAAACTGATCGATCAGCAACTAGCCTACGCCAAGAAGTTCGGGGATGTCGCCGGCAGTCTCAGCGACGCGGCGTTCCTGGCGCGGTCGAGTTTGTACGGCGGGGCGCTCAAAGCGACCTACAGCCGCGCGAAGTGGGCCAACTGGCCGCTGCCGTTCCACCCGACCGAGCGGTGCGAGTGCATGGCCAATTGCCAATGTCACTGGGCGGGCGCGAACCTTGACCAGGCCAAGGGTAACGGTGACTTTACGTGGAAGGTGGGGCACGACGCGATCCAATGTCCGACCTGCCAATTGCGGCACGAGAATAACCCGTACCTGATTCGTGGAGGGAAGTATGTCACTCAAGCGAACACTCGCGCGCGCCATGCAGCGGCAGCAAGCTAAGAATCAGCAGATCATCATCAGGCGCACGATGAAGGCCGTCCAGAAGCTGACGAAGGCCAAACCATGAATGACGATGCATTGGTCGAGGCGCTGCCTGAAGGCGCATGGGTGCTGACGAAAGAAGCGTTCCTTGTGCCGAGTGCGCCCTATCCCGGCACCGATCTGCATCGCCAAATTCACGCGGATGTGCAGCAGATCGTGACCCTAATCTATGCGATGCTGGATTGTGGCATGGATATGTACACGCTGAAGATGCGTTTGCTAGGAACAGACTCATGAGCTTCGCCCTCGTGCCGATTGTGCCCAGTCGCCCGGTGTTCAACGCGCCAGCGCTGCGGAGCGCGATCAATCTCGCGACGGACAACATCGCTGACGGCATCAAAACCGATTTGGAGGCGCAGACCGACAATTGGAACGCGCCGCCCAAATGGGTGGTCGTCACCGCCGGTGATCGGCGCGACATCATCACGCAGGATCTGATCTATCGCTTTCAGGACAAGGGCACGAAAGCGCACGTCATCATGCCGAAGTCGGCGCGGCGGCTAGTGTTCCAGGTGCCGGGCGACACGGTGTTCGCGAAAAAGGTCAACCACCCTGGCACCAAGCCGAAGAACTACACGGTCGTGACGGCGGAGGCCTGGCAGGCGAAGGTGGCGAGTTTGATGCAAGCCTACATCGGAGGAGCCGTGCGATGAAGTATCGAGCATACATTGAAAAGGATCCACACTGGGACGATGTGGATCTCGCGCGCGCGAAAGAATATCTCATTCAGAAGATCGCGACGATGGGTGATTTTGATCTCGATGCCATTCGGCGCACGGTTAGCTTTTCGGAAAAAGAGAACTTCCAAGAATCGACGTACCTTTTGGCGACATTTGAGTCGCGTACCGACCTTCATATCATGTGGCCATACGAGAGCATGCACTAGATGGACACGACGACCCGCGCCGCGCTCGAAGCGCTCTACAGCATCCTGCTTTCTGCCGTCGTGCAGCTCGCGCGCGTGCTCGGCAAGCCGTGTCCCGTGGTGACGAGGGCCGAACGGCGATCCGAGCGGCACTCGTTGGCATCAGATTGACATATGTTCTATACTTAATGTAGTTCGCTGAACGTAGCAATACGGGCGGTGTGGGTTCTCACTGTGAGAACTCGCACCGCCCTTTTTTGATCGCCATGCCAGGACAATCGCCCGGCCCCTCAATTAAAAACCCGCGCGTCTACGAGGCGCTGAGGCGCAAGCGCGGCATGTCCAAACAACAGGCCGCACGCATCTCGAATGCCCAGGCCGAGAAGGACGTGAGCGCAGCGCCTGCGGCAGGTGGCTATGCCCACGGCCCGGCCGGGCTGCTCTCTCAGCCCGGCCTCGGCGGCAAGCGCGCGCGACGGCTGGCAAAGGTGCGCACGAAGGCATGGAGCGACGCGGCGCGCGCGGCAGCCATCGCGACGCGGCGGCGGAACGCGGGACTCCCCGAATCGGGCAACGCGCCGAACGCGGACGCGCGGAACCTGACAAACGCCCGGCGGGAGGCTGCGCAGCTCGCCAAGGTGCCCAAGCAGCCCAAGATCGCTAGTCCCAAGCACGGTGGCGGCAAGGGCGGGAAAGGGCCAAAGGCCGCAAAGCCCAAGAAAGTGGCGCTGACGACCGAACAGAAGCGCGCCGCTCGACTGGCGACCCGCGATCAGAATCGCGCATCGGCACTCGCCAAGATGAATATCGCGCCCGACGGGCAGCAGGCGCTCGACGCGCTCAGGCAGGGCAACCAGGCCGATCCATCGGCGGTCGCGCGCGGCGGCTTTGTCGAAGCGGGTCTGGTGCATCAGGCGGCGGATGGGTCGTACCAGCTGACACCGACCGGCCGCGCGGCAATGTCAGCCGCTGATGCTGGCGATACTGGGCGACTGGGCGCGACGATTGCCAGCGCGCGCGACCGCGCGACGGCAGCGACGGATCGACAGGCGCGGATCGCGGCGCGGCGGGCGGGCAAGAAGCCAGGGGCAGCGGCAGCAGCAGCGCCGATTGGACAGGCAACGCAGGGACTAGCGAATCAGGCGCGCGTGGCCCACAAGGACAGCAGCAGCGCCGGCGATTACCTGATTGTCGAAGATAGGGGAAAGCCCACCACCTGGCATCTGCAAGTGAAGCGCAACGGCAAGATAGATCACGGCCTGATGGGCGCGGCCTGGGCGGCGCTGCATGCGGGATTCAGGGGCAACACCTACCAGGGGCCGAACAAAACCGAAGCGCTGTCGAAGCTGCGCGCGCTCTACGCCGCAGAGGGGATGGACATCCCGGCGACAAAGGACGCCGCGTTCGCGGTCTTCAAGGACGCCGCGGGCTCCTACCGCTGGGTGATGCTCAGCAGCAATAGCTTTCGCGACCGCGATAACGAGATCGTCTCGACCAAGGCGCTTGATAGCGATGTCGCGCGCGCGGACAGTGATCACGACTACGGCCCGCTGCGCTGGTGGCACGTCGGCGTGCCGTTCGGGCCGGGCCTCGATCTGGGCGACTGCGATTTCAACGCCATGATTGGCAAGATGCTGATTGAAAGCGGCACGTTCCGCGATCCTGCATTTGCTCAGGCGATTGCCGCGAAAGCAGATCAGCTTCAGGGCAGCATTGGCTTTACCCATCCCTTCGACGAACCCGATCGCGAGGGGGTGTTTTGGCATATTCGCCGCTTCGAGCGCAGTCTGGTTCCGCGCGGCAAGGCGGCCAACCCCTTCACGCAACTGTACGTACAGGAGATTCCGATGGACGAAACCAAAGTCAAGGAGCTGGCCGCGCTCCTGAATATTCCCGTTGAGCAGGTACAGTCCCTGGTCGCGCAGACCCAGACCAAGGAGCAGAAGATCGCGGCCGACGGCGTCGCGTTCAAAGCCGACGACATGGGCGCGGTCACTGAGGACGCGCTGCCGCCCGATGCCGAGGATGTGGCGGACGGCGGGGCGGATGAAGCGACCGAGCCCGATGGCGATGAGAACATGCTGACGCCAGCCGAACTGGGCGCAATCGCTGACGCCGTGGTGGCGAAACTTGCCCCGATGCTTGATCTGGAGAAGAAGATGGCCGCGCATGCCAATGACATCAAGACCGGGGTTGCCGGCATGATGGGTCAGTACGCGACCAAGAAAGACGCTGAGCAGGCCGATCTGACGCAACAGATCGCGAACCTCACCGCGCGCCTGAAAGAACTGGAGGGCGATCAGCCCAAGAGCACCAAAGGCTACCGCGCGTCGCTCGACACCGCGACGGTCACAACCAAGCCCAGCCAGGAGCCGACAGGAGACCCGCTCAACACGTTCGTCAACGATTTTATTCTGGGCGGCCAGACGCCGCGCCAGTAGCCAGCGCGCACAAGGAGGAACGATGGATCCGAATGCAATCGACTACACCGCGCTGGCCATGGCGCTGATCCAGGCCAGCGGCGGGATGATCGCCCAGAAGGCGGTCAGCAGCACGCCGACCTCGACCTACGGGCATGGCCCCGGCGGGCTATTCAGCTTCCCTGGTCTCAGTCGCCCAGTCTTTTCCGCCATGATCTTGCCGCGCCTGGGACTCCAGAACATCCTGCCCGTGCGCCCGTCGATGGACGCCAACCCGCTCTACGGCATTTTTACCGGCGTCACCGCGACGAGCGGCAGCGAGCCGACCGGCGTGTGTGACGACCCGCCGACGGTGGGACTCTCCAAGCTGTGTACGCACACGTTTGTGTTCGGACGGCAGAGCCGGCAGACGCCCGTCATGCAAATTGACCGCGCCGGCCTGTGGACGAACCGGGGCGAGTTCGGAGATTTACAATTTATGGGCAACCCGTGGAACGGCGCGGCCGGCAACAACCCGAACGTGCCCACCGTGCCGGGCCGCGGCGGCACCGACGGTATTTTGAACAACGAGGCCAAGAAGAAAATCTTTGAGCTGGCGGTGGGCTGGTCACGCGACTTCGCGCGCCAGATGTATAGCGGCTCTCCGGCCAACAACACCTCGGGCGGCGGGTACAAGGAGTTCTACGGCCTGGATCGGCTGATCAACACCGGGTACAGCGACTCTGAGACCAACCAGGCGTGTCCTGCCGCCGACTCGATTGTGCGGTCGTTCGGCAACCTCGACATCGCGACCAACGGCGCGGCGCTGGTGCGCAACGTCACCAACATGTATCGCAATCTGCGCTACATCGCAGTGGAGGCGGGACTCGATCCGGTCAAGTGGTGCATCACCATGCGATGGAGCGCGTTCTACGAGATTACGGAAGTCTGGCCGTGTGCCTATCTGACCTACCGCTGCACCAATCTGGCCGCGAACAACACGGCGTTCGTGGACAGTAACGACGCGATCAAGCTGCGCGACGACATGCGCGGCAACATCTACGACCGCACGGGGCAGTACCTATTGATCGACGGTGAGAAAGTCCAGGTCGTGATTGACGACGGCATCACCGAGCTGACGCCACTGAACAGCACGGTGCCAGCCGGCAGCTTCCGATCAACGCTGTATTTCGTGCCGTTGACCGTTTTGGGCGGCACGCCCGTCACGTACATGGAGTACCTCAACTTCGACGCGCCGGGCGCCGCGATGGAGGTCGCGCGCCAGTTCGCGCCGGGCGACTCGTACTTCACGTCGGATAGCGGTCGATTTTTGTGGCACAAGAAGCCGCCGACGAACTGGTGCGTGCAACTCTTGGCGCAGACGCAGCCGCGGCTGCTGCTGCTGACGCCGCACGTAGCGGCCCGTTTAACCAACGTTCAGTACACGCCGGTGCAGCACGAGCGCGATCCATTCACGGACAGCGCCTACTTCGCCAACGGCGGGCGGACGGATCGGCTGGGCAACGCGCCGAGTTACTACCAGCCGCCGGCGTAGGGCGGATCGGACGGCACGCGGGCTGCTCGACGGGGCGGCCCGCCTACCCACAACAGGAGGGACTGTGGACTGGCCAACACTCGCAATCAACATTGTCACCTACAACCGCAAGGACACGTTGCGGCAGACGCTGGGGCGGCTCGCGCGGCATCTACACTACGTCGGCGCGATCAAAACGATTGTCGCCGACGATGGGTCGGACGATGACACCCTTGGCATGCTCGCGACCGAGTTCCCCGAGGTGGGGATCGTCACGAGCGCCCGCACGGGACTGGGCGCGAACACCAACGCCGGGCTGCGTGCGTGTCTTAGGGTCGCCGACTACGTGCTCCAGCTGCAAGACGACATGCATCTGCTGACGACGCTGGACATGCACCCGCACATCGAGCGTCTGAAAGACGATCCGACCTGCGGCTTTATTCGCCTCTGGGGCGTCGGCGGGCACCGCTATGAAGGGCGGCTGGAGGGCAACTACTGGCGCGTGTACTGGCATAGTGACGAACTGTACATCCCGTCGGATAGGCCGCACGTCAAGCATCGGCGCTTTCATGCGCACTACGGCTTCTACCCCGAGATGCTCGACACGGCGACGACCGAAGACGCATGGTGCCACCAGTGCAAAGATCGGGCGGGCGCGGACGGCACGCAGATCGACGTGTTTGTGCCGCAAAATCAGCTCACCGAGACCACATGGGAACATGCCCACTGGGGCCAACGCTGGCGGGATGTGGGACTATGAGCATACGTGGCAACATTCTGATCACCGGCGGCTCAGGCACCCTGGGACATGCGACTGTGCGCACCGCCCAAGCTGAGCACTGGGACGCGACCTTCACGATCTACAGCCGCTCGGAACTCCGCCAAGCGGAGATGCGCGCGCGCTATCCCCACTGTCGCTACGTGCTGGGCGACGTGCGCGACTATGAGCGCCTCGCAGCGGCGTGCGCAGGGCATGACATCATCATCCACGCGGCGGCGATGAAGCGGATACCGGAGGCCGAGGCGCAGCCGGAGAACTGCTACGCGGTGAATGTCCTGGGGTCGATGAACGTCGCGCGTGCGGCGCAAGCTGCTGGCGTAGCGCGCGTGGTGGGCATTTCGACCGATAAGGCATGTTTAGCGGCGACGGCCTACGGCGCGTCCAAGCTGGCGATGGAGAAGCTGTTCCAGGCGCAACCTAGTACGATGACTCTGTTCACCCTGGTGCGCTATGGGAACGTGCTGGCCAGCAACGGCAGCGTGATTCCGCTCTGGCGTGAGCAGGCCGCACAGGGCGGCGTACTGACTGTGACCGACCCCGAGATGACCCGCTTCTGGATGACTGAGCGCGACGCCGTGGATATGGTCGATCGGGCAACGAGCGAAGATGCCGGCGCAATCGTCGTGCCGAAGATGCCCAGTTTGAGCTTGCGCACGATGGCCAGCTATATCGCGCCGGGCGCGCCGTTCCGTATCACTGGCCTGCGCAGCTGTGAGAAGCGCCATGAAGACCTGGTGCATGGCGATGAGTGCGCGCTTGACCGCGGCGGCGTGTTCTGTCTCACGCTAGGCGCGGGCACGGGGCTGAACTACACCAGCGCCGACGCGCCGCGCATCAGCCGCGATGCCTTTCTCGCGATGCTGGCCGAAAGCGAGGCCGCGCATGCGTGAGATCAATCTGTTCGATAGCAACTTTGTGGGGCAGGCGTGTAGCGTGGCCTTGCAGACGCCGCGCCTGATGCGCTACGTGCGCGGCCAGACGAACTGGTCGGGCATCACCGTCTTTACCGATGGCTACATGTTCGATCCCGTTGTCGGCGATGTGCAGAGCCGCTTCAAGATCGGATGGTTACATGAGGCGCGCAGTCTCCATCCTGAAAACTACGCTCGGATCGGCGATGTTGCGCATCGCTTCGACGCGATCATGACGCATGATGCGCATCTGTTGGCGCACGGATCGCCCTTCATCAAAACTATTCGCGGCGGATCGTGGGTCACGCCTGAGCAGTGGGGGATGTACCCCAAGTCCAAGAACGTGAGCATGATTCTTTCCGAGAAAGCGCAGATCGAAGGGCATCGGCTGCGCCACGCGATAGCGGACGCGGGACTGCCGATTGACCTGTATGGCCCGCAATACACGCCGATTGGCCACGATAAGGCGCTGGCGTACCGCGACTACCGCTTTGCGGTGGTGGTGGAGGCGTGCAGGGAAGACAACTTCTTCAGCGAGCACCTGATTGATGCGCTCGCGTTTGGCTGTGTGCCGATCTACTGGGGATGTCCGAACATCGGGGAGTGGTTTGATGAAGACAGCGTCCTCGGATTCAACACGATTGCTGAGCTTTCCGACTGGATTGCGCTGCTCGCTCAGGACTGGCATGCACATTACGACGATGTTGATTTTATCGCGGAAGCAAACCAGCAGACCGCCCGCGCCTACGCAATCACCGAGGACTGGAAGGTCGCGCACTGCCTGCGCCCCTATCTGGAGGCGCTATGAGAATCCAAGTCTTCGGCCCAAACGGCATGTTGGGCAGCGCGGTGGTCAAGGCGATAGGGCGGCGCGGCCACGTCTGGGAGAGTAACCACGCCGATCTTGAGATCGTCATGCCCGGCCACATCCACGCGCCCGTCGTCATCAACTGCGCCGGACTGGTCAAGCAGCGCCAGTACCGCGCCACCCGCTTTATGCTGATCAACGCCTACGGGCCGCACCATCTGGCTGCGGCGTGCGACACTGCCCACGCGCGGCTCATCCACGTCTCGACCGACTGTCTATTTGCGGATGACGGCCCGCATAGCGAAAGCGCGCCGCCGGATGTCTACGCGGATGTCTACGCGCGCTCGAAATGGGCCGGCGAGGTGGGCGCGCCGCATCTGACAATCCGCACGTCGTTCGTCGGCTTTGGCCCGCGCGGGCTGCTGGCCGATCTGGGAACGCTGCCGACGGTGCGCGCCAGTGACCATTTGCTCTGGAGTGGGCATACGGTTGACACGATTGCCGATCTGCTGATCACGCTGGCCGAGCGCGCGGATGTGACCGGACTGCTGCACATTCCTGGCGAGTTTCAGACTCGCTATCAGCTCTGTCAGCGGCTTGTGGCGCGCTACGAGCTGCCGGCGCGTATCATTCGAGATGACGAGTATATGGCCGACCGGCGGCTCGTCAGCATCCGTTACGCCGCGCTGGGCCTGCCCGAGCTGCCCGATTTCGGCGCGCAGATCGAAGGGATGGCGCCGAATGGATAGAGTGACCGTGCCGATCACCATCACGATCCCCGTGGGGCCGCACCCGGCCAACACCCGTTGGCTGGGCGAATGTCTGGCCAGCATCGCCGAACAGGGCGTGCTGCCCGATGAGGTGCTGCTGATTGACGATGGCGCGCACTTAGAGCCGATACAAGGCTGCCGGATCTGGGCCACACCCTGGCGCTCTGGCGTCGCGCACGCCTTTAACTACGGCGTGGCCTTGGCCCGCAATGACCTGGTGATCATGCTGGGCAGCGATGACCGGCTCTTACCCGATTGCGTGCGCGCCTGCTGGGCGAGGTGGCAGCAAATCGGCGACCCGCACGGCTACTACGCGATGAATATCGTGTACGACGATGGCCACGAGCAGAACGACCCGTGCAACGCCGCGATGGTGCATAAGGCGCTCTGGAATCTGTCGGGCGGCTTCCCGATTGAGAGTGCGATCGGCGCCTGCGACACCTGGCTGATCAGCAAGATTTGGGTAAGCGAGGGCAGAAGCGGCACCGTCTACCACATCGGCGACGAGCCGCTGTACTGGTATCGGGATCACGCGGAGACCGACACGCACGAACGCGCCGGCTGGATGGGCGTGGTCGAGACCGCGCGCGATCTGTGGCTCAGGAGGGGGATGCGATGATCAGCGCAACGTCTCGCTATTTGCAGCTCCTTGACCCGATCAACTGGTCAGACGTGCAATCGCATCTGGAGACGCTGTTCGATTGCGCGCGCGGCAACGTCCTGGAATTGGGCGTCCGCGCGGGCATCTCGACCACGGCGCTGCTGGCCGGCGTGGAGGTACACGGCGGGCATGTGTGGAGCGTGGATCGTGATGACTGCTCGCCGGTCTGGGCGGGGCATGCGCAGTGGACATTCATCCAGGCCGATAGCTTGGACGAAGCAATTGTCGTCCCTGCGGTGCTCGACTGCCTGTTCATCGACACCGAACATTCGGAGACGCGGACGACCCGCGAGATGGAGCTGTGGGGGCCGCGCGTAGGCAAAGGCGGCGCGATTTTGCTGCACGACACCGATGATGGATCGACCTATCCGGGCGTGCGCAATGCGATCGCGTCTTATTGCAGCACGCGCGAGTTGACACCGCTGTACATGCCGGGCAGCTACGGGCTGGGGGTGATTCGATTATGACCAAAGTCTGTATCATCCCAACCCCCGACGCCATCCGCGACGATAACGGCGTGGGGCAGGTCGTGCATGCGCAGTATCAGCATTTGCCCCAGCACGACATCGATCTGACCGGCCCCGACCAAGCGGATGTGATCGCCTGCCATATTACGCAGGCGGGCGCACCGCGCGTGGACGTGCTGCACACCCACGGCCTGTACTTCGATGACATTGCGCACGCGCCCTACCTCGCGTGGCATCACGAGGCGAATACGCTGATCATCGACGCGGCGAGACGGGCGCATGCGGTGACGGTGCCCAGCAGCTGGGTCGCGGAGCCGTTCAAGCGCGACATGCGGATTACGCCGACGGTGATCGGCCACGGCATCGATCTGGATGCATGGGTACCGGCAGCGAGTGACCGACCCTTCTATGTGCTGTGGAACAAGAACCGCGCCAGTGATGTGTGTGACCCGTCGCCGGCGGTCGCGCTGGCGTCGTGGGGCATCGATGTGATCAGCACGTTCGCGCCGCATGGAACCAGCAATTTGCCGCCCAATTTGCGCGTAATTGGCAGTCAGCCGCACGCGACCATGCGCGAACTGGTCAGGCACGCCAGCGTGTATCTCGCGACGACCCGCGAGACGTTTGGGATTGGCACCTTAGAGGCGCTCGCGGCGGGCGTGCCCGTGCTGGGCTACGATTATGGCGGGACAGCCGATCTCATCGAGCATCAGGTATCGGGCTACCTGGTGAGGCCAGGCGACGTGGATGGGCTGCTCGCAGGTCTGGACTGGCTGAAAGCACACCCCGAGGTGGGCGCGCAGGCACGGGCGCGAGCCGCACAGTACAGCTGGGACGCCGTGGCCGCGCAGTACGCCGCACTGTATCACGAGGTTGCGGAGCAGCGGCGCAGCGAGCGGCGCGGCGTGACCGTCGTGATCACCAACCACAACTACGGGCAGTATGTGGGGCAAGCGATCGAAAGCTGCCTACACCAAACGGAGGTGCCTCATGAAATCATTGTCGTTGACGACGGATCGACCGATGACAGTCGAACCGTCCTTAGTCGATACGAAGGGCGTGTGGCAGTCGTATCTCAAGACAATGCCGGCGTCGCCGCCGCGCGAAATACTGGGATTGCCCGTGCAACTGGACAATTCGTTGCCTGCCTCGACGCTGATGATACGCTCCACCCTGAGTACTGTCGTGTACTATCGCGGGCGCTTGTGGAGGATCGATCCCTCGGGGTTGCCTATTCCGGTCTAGGCCTCCTCCAGGACAACGGCACGGTCAACCCCAATGCGTGGCCGCCGGACTTCTCGTGGGCCGCCCAGACGACCGTTGCCAACCCGCCCAGTAACTGCATCCCCTGCGCGGCGATGTTCCGGCGCGCGATGTGGGAGCGCGCGGGCGGCTACAAGCAGGTGTACGCGCCAGGTGAGGATACCGAGTTTTTCACGCGCGGCCTGAGTGTGGGCTTCACGGCGAAGCGCATCACCCCAGAGCCGCTGTTCCAGTACCGGATGCACTCCGGCAGCGCCAGCCGCACGAAGGAATATAAGCCCATCGACACCTGGCACCCGTGGATGCGTGACGGCCTGTACCCGATGGCCGCGCCAGCAGATCGGCCCGTGCTGGCGCGCAGCTACGCCGATCCGCTCATCAGCGTGATTATTCCGGTCGGGCCGGGCCACGCGCAGTATCTGCCCACCGCGCTGGAAAGCCTCTTAGGGCAGACCTTGCGCCAGTGGGAGGTGATTGTCGCGGCGGATGGTGATCATGGCGCGCTCACTACGGCGCTTGGGCGCACCTACCCGTTTGTGCGGCGAGCATCAACTGAGCGAACCGGCAGTGGCCCCGGCGCGGCGCGGAACGCGGGGATCGCCATGGCGCGCGCGCCGCTCATGCTGTTTTTGGACGCCGACGACTATCTCGCGCCCGACGCGCTCGAAAAAATGCTGCGCCTCTACATCGATAGTGACGGCCAGTACATCTACTCCGACTGGTTTGCGCTGAGAGGCGGTCAGATGGAGGCGCACCAGGTTGATGACTATACGCAGGCCGGCTGGCTGGAGCGCGGCGTACATGCCGTGACGGCGCTTATTCCGTCGGAGCATGTGCGCGGCGTCGGCGGATTCGATGAGACGATGCGCGGCTGGGAGGACTGGGACTTCTTTATTAAGCTGGCGATCAGCGGGGTCTGCGGGCGGCGGCTGCCGGAACCGCTCCTCATCTACCGCCAGCACACCGGCACGATCCGCGAGCGCAGCCTGACGAATAAAGACGAGCTACTGGCCGCGCTCAAAGACCGCTACGCCAAGTACGCCACAGGAGACGAAGCGATGTCGAGTTGTTGCGGCGGAAACGCCGATACGCTGCTCGCCGCCAAAGCCGCCCTCGCCCGCGCGAACGGGCCAGCGGGGGCGGAAGCGGCCTTTTTGCCAATCCAATCCGCGGCCAGTGAGGGGCCGTCCACCGCGCGACTGAAGTTCATTGGCAAGCAGCGCGGGGCCATGACCTTCGTCGGCAAGCCCAGTGGGCGCCAGTACCGCTTTGGGAATAACGCCTTAGAGCAGTACGGTGACGTTGACCCCAGGGATGTGGCACACTTCCTCACGTTTCCTGATTTCGAGCTGGTCTATCAGCCCGCCCAGCCCATCATTGCGCCGCAGGCCGAGGCCGCGCCCGTCGCGCAACTCGTGCAATCGGGCAGCGAGCGCCCGATGCTGGATCTGGCAGGGGATATGTCCACCGAACTGGAGGCGCTGGTCAATCAGCAGACACAGCACCTTCGCCAAAAGGTGCGCGAGACCAGCGTATGACCTGGCTTGATTTTACGACGGCGGCGCTGGCGACGTACTACGTGGCGCTCAGCATCACCAAACAAGAGGGGCCGTGGCGCATCTTTGAGCGGCTGCGCAATCTGTTTTTAGAAAACGACTGGAAGGGGCGCGGCATCCGCTGCCATGTGTGTGTGAGTCTGTATGCGGCGGCGCTGATGAGCGCGGCGCTGTGGGGACTGGGCGACGTAGACGGATGGCGGGCGCTGCTCGTCTGGCCCTCTCTGGCCGGGGCGAGTGTGCTGATCGATAAGTATTGGCAAAGGTAACGGGTATGGCGATCCAGATTCAGGGCGGCCCAGCCATCAACGTGGTGCCTGATGCGAGTGGGGCGCGCGTCGAGGGCGGCGCGGCGATCCCGGTTGCGGTCGTCACTGACGGGCGCGCGGTGTCGGGCAACAAGGCCACGCGCGTGGTGGTGGTCACCAACCCCGATCATGTCGAGGGCGGCGCGGCGATCCCTATCGTCGCAGCAGCAGCGGGGGATGTGGCGGTCGAGGGTGGGCCGGCGATGCGCGTGTATGTCGTGCAGGGCAGTTTGGGCGGCGTCGCGCCGGTCAATACCGCGCCGCCGACGATTAGCGGCACAACCGAGCTTGCCGCAACATTGACCGGCAACCACGGCACCTACACTGGATCGCCGACTTCCTACACCTATCGCTGGCTGCGTGCGGGCGTGGCGATTGGCGGCGCGACGGCAAACACCTATGTGCTGGTCAATGCCGATCTGGGCACGACGATCACGTTTGAAGAGACCGCATCGAACGCCGGTGGGGCGGCTGCGCCCGCGACCAGCGCTGGCACGGCCATCCCGAACTGGCTCTTGCTTGACCATTTCACGACCGCCCAAGTCGCGCCGCTGATCAGCCCGCGCAATTGCGAGCCAGGCCCAGGCACCTTAACCATTACCGACCCAAACAACGTGCTGAGTATCGCCACTGGCCGGCTCGCGATCAATGGCACGCCGGCGGGGGCGAATGATGGCTTCATTGGCGCGGCGATCACGCGCGCCATTGGCCGCGCGCTGGCCATGCAGTTTCCGACCGCGAGCGCCAGTTTGGGCAACGGCAATGATCGCTTTGGATGGGTGTCAACAAACACGATCGGCGGCACCGAGGTGTCGTCACTCTCAACTCAGACTTCAACCGATGCGTTTATCTTCGATCCCGGTGGGACGAACTTTGTTGTAGCCGGCGCCTGGTCGGGGCTGCCGGGTGTGGCCTGGGAGTTCGCGGTGGTGCTCCGCAGCACCGGCGCGTGGTGCTTTGTGCGCCAGGGCGCGGGCAACTGGACGCTGGTGTGGGTCGCAAGCACGAATAATACGACGCCGGTCTACCCGCGCGCCCGACTCAGCGCCAATGCCTACAATGTGACGCTTGACGACTTCCGGGTCGTGGATCTCGGCTCGCCGTTTGATACCGACTACGGCTTTGCCACCAACCGCGTGGCCAGTCCGGCAAACCCGCAGGCGACCACGATGATCGCCGATGCGCTCGTGGAATTTACTTGGACGGCGGCCACGGGCGAAACGCTGGAGCTGGATGTTCGCCGCACGGATGTCAATAATCGCTGGTGTACGCGCTGCTCACAGGCCGGCAGCACCATTAAGCTGATCGAGATCAACGCGGGCGTGGAGACCGAGCGCGCGACGGCTGCGCAGACTTTTCTGAATACTGGCGTGTACCGCATCGTCGTGATGGCCTATGGCACAAATATCCGTAGCTACGTCAACGCGGTGCAAAAAAATATCTACGCCAGCGCGACCCTCAATCAGACCGCGACCGGCGTAAATGTGGCGGGAGGCGCGACCGGGTCAAACCTGGTGGCGTGGCCCAGATCGGTCACACTCCCAAACTACTAAACCCCACGGGAGTGGGGATACCGACGCAAGTGTATGTTGACGGGTTGCTTAGTGGGGCATCAACCGCGACGTACAGCATCGCAGGCCGCAATGGCAGCGGCACGGACGGCATCGCCTACAAGCGTCTGGAGGACGCGCTCACGGCCATCCAGGCGAACGGAAATGTCATTATACGTAGTGGCGCCTATTCAGCAGTAACAAACTATGCAGCAAATGCACAGTGCTGCTTTTGGATACAGCAGGCGGTCACAATCCAGAACTATGGCGGCGAGGCGGTCACGCTGACGTATACCGGCGGATCGCCGCCACTGATCGGCACTGACTATGGCCCGATCATCTACGCGACAGCGAGTAATTGGACGCTCGACGGTGTGACGGTCTCAGGCACGCGCCCACTCGGCGACAGCCCAGGCGGCGGCGATACGGATGTTAATATTCAGTTTGGCGGCACAATCGGGAATGTCGTCACTCGGAACTGCACCATCACGAACGCCGGACATGCCGGGGTGAAGTTTCAGGCAACCAGCGGGCAAGTGCTTGTGGAGCGGAATCACTTTGGGACAACCGGTTTTACGGGGCGCGATCATCATGTGTATGCGCACGACGGCAATGCGACCTATCCGGCGATATTCCGCTTTAACGAGATGACCGCAGCAAGCGGTTATGCGTTGCACTGGTACGACCAGGCCGTGAATATGCAGGCGTATGGGAACATCATTCATCATTGCGGCGGGAATTACACGCCAGTCGGCGGCGGCGGCATCCTGATGAGCGGCACGGGACACCTGATCGTAGGCAACACGATTACAGACTGCACCGGCTATGGCGGGATTGTGTTTTGGAAGAACGCGGCGGGCGGCAATATCGTGAAGAACAACATCATCCGCAATGGGGCGAACGTGACCGATGATATTGTGCTTGATGCGGCGTTTGGGCCGAACACCGTGGGGCATAACAACAAACACACGATCAGTGCCGATCCGAACGGCGCGTATGCGCCCGGCGGCACCGATCTCGACACCGATCCGCTGTTTGTGAGCGGCAGCCCGGCGACGTGGATCGACTACCGATTGCAGGCAGGTAGCCCCATGATCGCCGCGGGCGAGGCCCAGAGCAGTCCATTCAACCAGGCGCTGGATCCGGCCGCTACGACCACGCCGACGGCGAAGACGCAAGGCGCGCCACCAACCATCGGAGGCTTTACGACATGACCGCCTACGACCGCTGGCCCTTGCTTCCGCTGGACACCTGGCGCGAGCTGCTGCACTTTCACCCGTTCCACTTCTGGCAGCTGGCCAACACCACCACGCCGCTTACGGGCGCGGCGGGCGGGCTGGTGCGCCAGCACGCCTGGCAGAGCGCCGACGCGGTGGGCCGGTCGGATATTTTGGAGGCCATCGCCACCGCTGAAGATCGGCTGCGTGACTATCTGGGCTACAGCGCCGCGCCGCGCGCCATCCAAGAGACCATTAATTGGCCGCGCCTCTCCGACCGCTTTCTCGTCCGCACCAACGCCAGCGGGCCGGATGGGCGCTATGTTAGCGTGACGCTTTCCGAGGGGCAGATTCAGGCGATAGGCAGTGACACGCTCACGCTCCTGGGCAACGCGGCAGTCACCTACAGCGACATCGACAGCGACGGCGTGAATGATACCTTTATCTGCTCGATTGCCACGAGCGAAACGGATGTCACGCGGATTGAGGCGTATTTTGCAACGGCGGATCAGTTCGACGCCTACCAGCCTTTCGCGCGCTGGCGGATTGCACCGGTGCGCGTGACGATTGCAGGTGGCATCGCCACCATCACCGGGCGCGCATGGCTCTTAGTCAAGCCGGTCAAATATGAGGGGGTGCAGATTCTCTCCAGCAGCGCGGTGGATACCAGTGGCGCGCTCAGTCCGTATATGGTGAGCGATCCAGCGACGGCGGCCAATTTCGTGACCACGCTGGACATCTACAGCCACACGACCAATCCGAACGGCACGACCATCGACACCAGCCAGGCGACCCTGATCTGGGAAACGCGGCCCTGCGTGGGCAGCTGGTGCATCTGTAGCCCCGTCTCCACCGCGAGTTACACGCCGAGTCAGTTCGACCCAGCCGCCCAAGCGTTCGCCATCGCCCGCGCCGGCATTCGGGACGCCGATCTGGGCATCGTGACACCCGCCGAGGCCACGATGGACGTGAGCACGGGGCTGTGGACGCAAGTTCGCTTCGATCCGCTGTATGAACCGGATCGGGTGACTGTGCGCTACCGCGCCGGCCTAGCCCTCGACCCCGTGACGGGCCAGATGCAGCGGAGCTTTCAGCCAATCGTCGCTCGGCTCGCGGCAGCGGAGTTGACGAGGCCGATTGCCGCCACCGATGCAGCAAATCGGGAGCTGTACCGGTGGCAGTTCGACCTGGCGCGCGGCGGCGGCAAGGCCGAGGAGCAGTTCCAGATTAGTCCAGGCGACCTGGACAACCCGCTAGGAACCAGGGCGGGCCAGGTGTGGGCCTGGAAGCAGATCAGAAATCTACGCCAACTGCGGGGCATCACGCCCGGCTAAGGAGGAGACCCTATGCCACTCTACGACGCCAGCCAGGTGCTGACCACGCAGCAGAAGCGCAACTTCTTGCAGCTGGGCGGCGCCCGACCGAACAACCTTACGCGTTTTTCTGGGCAAGACGCGCAGTATTTTACGATCGCGGGCGCGAAGGTGCCGGAGCTCGGCGGCATTGAGCCGATCTGGGCGCCCGACCCGAGACGGCCCGGCATCTTTAAGATCATTGGCCGCCTGGTCAAGCCGCCCGACCTGCCGACCGCCGATCTGCTGCTCTACGAGCGGCGCGGCGCAATCCCGTTTCAGCTCTCGCGGCTGGGGTGTCAATTTAATGCCTATGAGACGAGCGGGCTGTGCAAGGACTTGTCGGACTTCAAGGGCGGCTGGTCGGACTATGTGCTGGTCTATTCGGGCGCGCTGGTCATGGACAAAGATCTCGGCAAGCGCACCGAGTTCGACGCGGATAGCCGGGTGGAGGACAAGCTCAGTCTCAAACTAAACGACATCTACCCCGTCGGCGCGCTGGGCTTTGGCGAGACGGCGGCGGCGATTGTCAACCGCGAGGTGCTGGATATTGTCTATGGCAGCATCGGCAACTGCGGCGACTGCGGCCCTGCGGACGACGGCACGCAGCGCATCTACGCGATTACGGCGAGTTCAGGCGCAGGCTCGCCCGGCCTGCCGGGGCAAGTGGTCTACAGTTTGGATGGCGGCATCACCTGGACACCCAGCGATATTACGGGCATCACGGCGGCGAATAGCCCCAGCGCAATTGAGATCGTCGGCAGCAACCTGGTCGTGCTGGTGAACGGCGATAACGCGCTCTATTACTCACCACTGTCGATCCTGGGCGCGCCCACAACCTGGACGAAGGTGACATCCGGCTTTGCGGTCGGCGGCAACCCGAACGACCTGTTCGTGCTCTCTCCGCGTGAGGTGTTCATCGTCGGCAATGGCGGCTATATCTACAAGTCCGCTGACATCACCGCCGGAGTGAGCGTGCTCAACGCCGCCAGCGCCACCACGCAGGGGTTACTCCGCATCCACGGTAGCGATGAGACCTTAGTTGCGACCGGCGCCGGCTCGACCGTGATTAAGAGCCTCAATCGCGGGCAGACCTGGGCCTCCACCACGCTCGCGCCGTCGCTGGTTGCGACGAATGTGCAGGCGGTCGTAGTCTTGGACGCGTTGCGCTTCTGGGTTGGCCTGGCACTGGGCCGAGTCATGTACACCTTAAACGGCGGCGAAACGTGGGTGGAGCAGGGCTTTAGCGGCGCGGGGGCCGGCAGTGTGCGCGACATCGTGTTTGCGACCGATGAGGTGGGCTATTTCTCGTTTAGTAACAACACGCCAGCGGGGTCACTGTTCGCGACCTGGAACGGCGGCGCGGACTGGACGAACGTCGCGCCGCGCGTGCTCAATCTGCCGTTGCACAACCGCACCAACCGCGTAGCCTTTCCGCGCGGGTCAGCCGATAGCGCGGTCGCGGCCAATAACGTCGCGTTGGGCGGATTGTCGGCGGGCGGCACCGACGGCGTGATCTACATCGGCGCAGCGACCAAGCTCTAGTGAGTGGTGCGCGCGGCTAGGGATTGCCGACGGGCAGTCACCGAACGGGGAACCCTCCACCCTGCCGCGCGCAGATCAGGAGGGCAGGGCAGGAGGGACGATCATGAAGGGCCGACAAGTACCAAAGTTCGATGAGTTGACGTTTCCCGATTCGGGTATCACGATCCAGTACCGCAAAGTGTCACCACTGCTCAGAGACGATCTGGACGCGGCGCTTAGACGCCAGTACCCGATCCCCGATCCGCCGATGCAGCAGATCGACACCGGCTTTGGCGACGGCAGGCCGCAGCCGAACCCGCTCGATCCTGAGTATCGCGAGCAGGTGGCGATGTGGCAAATCGCGCACTATAACCGCCTGGGCGACAAGATGCTCAGGGTCGCAATTGCCAGCTATGTGGTGGTGGAGGTCGATGCGGAGGCGGTGGCGGCGCTGAGAAGCCAGATGGGCGCGCTGGGCGTGGAACTCGACGCGGACGATAAGTATGTGTATGTCAGTCGTATCTGTATCAGCAGCAAGACTGACCAGGACTATCTCGGCGATGCGCTGTTCAAGGGCAGCAGCCCGACTCGCAACGAGGTCGAGTCGACCAAGGCCACCTTTTGACGTGCGCTTTCGGGGCCGCTCGATCTGGCTGCACGAAACGCCGCGCTCATACCTGGAATATGGCGAGAGCTACGCGCGCTTAGCAATTAGTCGATGGGCGGGCTTTCGTAAAGCAGAGCAGTATGATGCGCTGGAGCATACCGCCAAAGTACGATTGATTGCCGAGTACGAGACCGCCATGCAGATTCAAGCTGTGTTGACTCTGGACGCCGAACGCGAACGGAAAGACCGCAATCATGTCTGATCTCGCGCCCGTCGGCGTGCGCTTCGTCGCTGATGGCGCGCCGCAATTCATGGCGGCGGTCACGAGTGGCGATACCGCGCTCGCTGCCTTTGGCCGACAGGCCCAAACGACCTCCGGTGTGACCGTGGACGCCATGGGGCGGCTGCATGACGCCGTCACCGGGCAGTTCGTGGCCGTGGGCAATAGCGCCGATGGCGCGGGCGGTAAGCTGTCGGGCTTTGGGCAGCTCGCGACCAAGGCGCTGAGCGCGGTCGGGCAGTTTGCGCTCCAAGCCTTGCAGCAGGCTGGGCGCGCAATCCTCGACTTCGCCGAAGGCTCGATTGCGGCGGCCACCACCTATGACGCCAGCATGGCGCAGATCGTGGCCTTGACCTCGACCAGCGCCGATGAGGTCAAGCAGCTGAGCGCGGCGGTGCTGGAACTGGCCGGGCAGGTGGGCATCGGGCCGCAGGAATTAGCCGACGGACTGTACTTTGTGGCATCCGCCGGGTTTAGCGGCGCGGACGCCATGACGATTCTGACCGCCAGCGCGAAAGCGGCGGCGGCGGGTCTGGGCGAAACCAAAACTATCGCGGATCTGACAACCTCGACCCTCAACGCCTACGGCCTGGGCGCTGAGTACGCCACACATGTGACCGACATCCTGGTGCAGGCGGTCAAGGAGGGCAAAGCTGAGCCGGCCGAGTTCGCGAGCGCGCTCGCGAAAGTCCTGCCGATCGCCGCCGCCGCCGGCGTCAACTTCGAGCAGGTGGCGGCCAGTATCGCCACGATGACTCGCGTCGGGCTGGACGCGAACGAGGCGGCCACCGCGCTGCGTGGGCTGCTGAGTGGGCTAGAGAAGCCATCGGTCGGCGCGGCCAAAGCGCTGCAAAGCGTGGGCCTGTCAGCCGACGACGTGCGGAAGAGCATCCGCGAAAAGGGCTTACTGTCTACGCTTGAAGACTTGATGTCGCGCACCAACGGCAACATCGAGACCCTGGGCAAGATCATCCCGAACGTGCGGGCCTTGACCGGTGTCTTGGCCTCCGCTGGCAGCCAGGCCGCGAGCTATAAGACGACCTTAGAGGCAATGAACGGCGCGGCCGGATCGACCGACCGGGCCTTTCGGATCATGACCGAGACCGCGCAGTTTCAGCAGCGCGCGTTTACCGCCAGTATGGAGGCACTCCAGATCGAGGTCGGGCAGAAGCTGCTGCCGATCTTGGGCAAGCTAGCCGCGCTTGGCGCGTCGGTCGCAACCTCCCTGACATCCAATTTCGGCCCGGCCTTAGACGACATCACCAGCCTGGTCGAGACGATTGCGAATGTGATCGCGACCGGGTTTGTGCCGGCCTTGTCTGGCGCGACGGTGGCGCTGACCGTCTACGCAGCGGTGCAGACCGCGCAGGCGCTGCCGGCGATCTTAGAGATGCTGCCGGCCCTGGCGCTCCAGACCGAGGCGTTCTTCGCCAGCGCCGCCGCCGCGACCGCCGCCATCCTGCCCTACGCCCTGATCGCCGCGGCAGTCGCCGGCGTGGTGTATGCCTACCAAAATTTCTCGACGCAGGTCGCGGACGCGACGCAACAGTTGCTGGAAAGTCGCCCGTGGTGGAACGCCTCGACCGACGCGATTACCGACTACTCACACGCGATCGGCGCGGCCAAAGAGGCGCTCTCGCCCTACGCCGCGACGATAAGTGAGCTGCGCAGCGAGATCGAGAGCGAGATCGAGAGCCTGGGCAAGCGCACGGCGGCCGGGCTGGTCTCAGACGCTGAGTACCAGAAAGAGATGGACACGATCAACGCCCAGCGGGCGGGCTTGATCCAGGTGACGGCCGCCTACAACGACCAGGAGCAGGCGCTGCTCAAGACGGCCGCGGCCAGTCAAACCGGCACCGCGCAGTTGCAGCTGCTTATGACGGGCGAGCAGCAAACGGGCGAGCAGACCAAGCTGACCGAAAAGGAGCTGGAGCAGCTCGAAAAGCAGATTCAAAAGACCTTCGAGAATGGCGCGAAAGCCGTTGAGTCGTATGTCAATACCGAAGAGTCGTTCCTGGCTGATCTGGCCGCCAAGCAAACCGAGCACAACACGAAGATGGCCGCGCTCGAAAAGGAACTGCAAGCCGCCAAGACCGCCGATCAGAAGCAGGGCATCCAAACGCGCATCACCGCTGAGCAGGCCGGGTACGCGCAAACCGAGCAGGCGGCGGCGGCCAGTTACGCCAAACAGCAGGCCGCGCAAAGGGCGCATCTGGGACAGATGCTCAGCGACTACACCTTAGAGCAGGTCAAGCTGGGCAACATCAGTAATGAGACCGGCCAGCAGATTCTCTCGCAGATCGAAACGCAGTTCGGCCAGGTCGAAGATATTTCGGGGCGCACGTTTTTGCAGATGACCGCTGACATCGACAAAGCGGCCAAGAGCGGTGGATCGTCACTCTCGTCACTGGGTAGCAGCCTGGGCAAGACCACCGATGCCGCCGTTGCGACCAAGCAGGCGATGGACGCCTTAGCGAAGAAATACGAGGCCGAGCTCGTGGACAACTTTAACCAGGGCAAGATCGACGCGCACCAGCTCGCCGACGCGCTGAAGGCCATCCCGACGCGTGTCAGCACCGAAATCGTGACGCATCATGTCGATACCTATGAGTCGCGCGGCGACAATGTGCAATCGAGCAATGAGCAGCACGCCAGCGGTTCGCGCGCGGTCGGTGGCCCCGTGCTCGCCGGCATGGGCGCGTACCTAGTCGGCGAAAGGGGGCCGGAGCTGTTTGTCCCCGGCAAGGACGGCCAGATCATCACCGCCGAGCAGACGCGCAGCGCACTGAATCCCGGCAGTGGCAGTCAGCTGAGTAGCATGAGTGTTTACGCGCAGCAGGTGATGGTGCAAGCGCCCGTGGTCATGATCGGCGGCGGCGGGTCGATCACCATCAATCAGAGTCAGACCACCAATATGCCACTCTCGGTCACAACCAATCAGAGCCCGGCGGTGATTCAGCAGTCGTACTACACAGCGCGCGCGCTGGCGGGGGCATAACATGATCCGTTCGATCCATCGCAGTCTGCCGGCCATCCCAAAGGGCTACAGTATCGCACCAGGCGCGTCCTGGTTCAGCGTGGTGGTGCCCGTGGCGCGCACGAATCTGGTGATCAATCCGAGTTTTGAGATCGACACGCTGCAATACGGTGTGACCGGCGCAAGTGCGACGCGGGTCGCGACGCAGCAGTACCACGGCGCCTACAGTCTGCAAATCACCCCCAGCGCCGGCGTCGGCAGTAACGGTGCGTACCACGGCCCGATTGCCTTGACCAGCGGGCAGCTCTACGCCTACTCGTGCAAGTTTTTGGGCGTGGCCGGTGTAGGCTATAAGATCGCGATCGACGACACCGGCAATGCCGAGATCGTGAGCGTGCGTTTTGTGGCGACGGGGCGCTGGCAGTGGATCTGGGGCTACTATCTGGAGACGGCCTCGAATAATCGCCGATTCGCGTTCAAGAAGAACAATAACGCCAGTGTCGCGCCGTTCTATGTGGACGGCGTGCAAGTCGAGGCGATAGGTGCCGGTGAGGTGGTCTCGACCTATATCGATGGCGATCAGGCGGGACTCATTCCGAATCAGTTCCCGCCGGCCTACACCTGGAGCGGGACGCCGCACGGGAGTACAAGCACACGCAGCGGGCAAACCAGATCAGGAGGGACGGTCATGCGCCTCGACTACTACGGCTTTGTGCTCCTGGCGATGATCGGGCTGGGCCTGCCCACGCCGACGAATGTGAGCGTGCCCTACGCGCTCCTTGACGGCGCGCAGTACGAGCGCACGCAGAAGCCGCCGAGGGGGTTCACGCTTGGCGGGCGTTTTGACAACGCCAGCTTTCCACAGCTCCAGCGCCAGATCGGCGACCTGGGGGCCGCGCTCGACCGCGACAACGTGGCGCTAGCCTCGCCGCTGACCCTGCTCTACCATGCGCTGGACGCGTGCGACGTGCCAACCAGTGACGTGGCACGGATCGTGTGCAGCTATCAGGGCGGCCTAGAAGGTATCACCGACAATCTGCACGCCGAACAGGCGAGTATGGTCTTTCGAATGTGGCTGCCGCTCATCCAGAGCGATGCGGAGAGCGGCGGCAGCTTGAACGCGGCGGCAAGCGTCACGAACGCCAACTACATCGTCATGAAGACCGCAGCGGGCGTGTGGCAGGCGATGGGCACCGGGCTGACGGGCGGCCTGGCGCGTTGCGCACTGCCGCTGCCGGACGGCACGATTATTGTCGGCGGCGATTTTACGCAGGCCGGCGGGGTGGCGAACACAAATGGCATCGCGCGCTACACGCCATCGACCAACACCTGGTCTAGTCTGGGCACGGGCGCGGCCGGCGGGGTGGTCTACAATCTGGCGGCCAGCCCCGGCGGCGCACAAATCTACGCCGTCGGCACGTTCACGAGTATGGGCGGGGTCGCAAACACCAAGTTTGTGGCGAAATATGTCGCGGGCGCGTGGGCCGCGATGGGGGCCGGCTACGCGGCGGGTACGGGCGTGTTTGCGGTGGTCTACGCCAGTCCGACACTCGTCATTCTGGGCGGTGATCAGGCCACCAACGGCGGTGTCTCGCAGTACAATCCGACCACCAACACGCTTGCGGCCGCCATCGCCATCAATGCCGGCGGGCAGGTGCGCGCCCTGGTCATGCCGTATGATGCGAGCGTGCTCTATGTCGGCGGCAGCTTCACCACGCTGGGCGGCATTGGCGCGGTGGATGTCGGCAAGTACACCTTTGCCACCGCCGTCTCGGCGCCGCTCGGCAGCGGGATGAACAACACGGTCAACACGCTTGTCCTAGCGCTTGATGGATCGCTCTACGCCGGTGGGCTCTTTACGCTGGCGGGCGGCGTGACCGCAAATAGGGTCGCGCGCTTCATCGGCAGCGCTTGGCAGCCGCTGGGTACGGGCATGGACGCGGAGGTCTCGCGCCTCGCTATCGCGCCGGACGGGTCACTCTGGGCGACCGGGCTGTTCACGACCGCCGGCGGGGTGGTGCTCTTGGGCGGGGTCGCGATCTGGCGCGGTGGCGCGTGGACATTCCCCGACTTTCAGATCCCCGGCTCGGCCGACGCGCGCGCAATCGCCTTTCAATCTGACGGTACAACCTATCTGGGCTTCAACAGTAGTGGCACGGGCACCGCCGGCACGGCCACCACGATCACCAACCTCGGCAGCGCGCGGGCCTACCCGATCATTACGTTCACCGGGCCGACGACCAACGCGGCCAGGCTCTACATCATCCTGAATCGCACCACCAACCGCGCGATCTACTTCAGTCTAAGCCCCCTGCCGGGCGAGACGGTCACGCTCACCACCACGCCGGATAATCTGTCATTTGTCTCCAGTTCGCGCGGGAATGTGATCGGCAGCATTCTGTCGGGGTCGAACGAGGCCGATTTTGCGTTGCAGCCCGGCGCGAACGTCCTGGCATTCTTTGTCGCCGACGCCAGTGTGACCGCGGCGGTACGCTATCGCCCGCAGTACAATGCGGTGGCGGATCTTACGCCATGACGACGCTCACCACATGCCGCATCGCAGACCCGTATGGCGTGCTTCAGGCCACGGTCAGCAGCTTCGTGGAGGCGGGTGGCGCGGCGCTCGACTATGTGCTCTCCGTCGGGCGGATCGGTGTGCTGCATATGACCCTGCCGGCTACCTTCGACGACACCCTGATTGCGCTCGATAGCCGGATTGGGGTCTGGCGGTCGATCAGCGGCAATCCGCCGCAGCTCGACGGCGGCGCGGTCTTTCTCGCGCGCATCTTTCAGTACGCGAACGACTACACCAAAATCACGGCGTTTCACGTCAACGAGCTGTACGCCCGGCGGATTATCGACTACCAGGCCACATTATCAGAGTCACAGAAAGGCGCGACCGCGAGCGACGATCTGATCAAGGCGTTCGTTCGCGAGAATATGAGCAGCGGGATTACCGGGAACAGGCAGGGCACGCAAACCCAGGCCGATCTATCGGCGCTTCTCAGTGTGCAGGCCAATCTGAGTCAGGGCGCGAGCATCGCCAAGGCGGCGGCGTGGCGGAATCTGCTGGATGTCATCCGCGAGATTGCAGACAGCAGCACGCAAAACAGCACGTATCTCACGAGCGAGATTGTGAGTCCGACCGAGTCGACCTTAGAGGCGCGCACCTTCACGACCGTGCGCGGGGTCGACCACCGCGCCAGCAGCAGCGGCCCGGTGATCTTCAGCGAGGCGCGCGGCAATTTATCCAACGCGGTGCTGACATACGACTATAGCCAGGAGATAACGGTCGCCATTGCGGGCGGGCAGGGCAAGGGCACGGATCGGCTCGTGCGCACATCCATCGACACGACGCGGATCGCGAGTTCACCGTTTAACCGTCGTGAGGTGTTTGTCGATATGTCGAATGTGAGCGATGAAACGCAACTCCAATCCGAGGCGGACGCCGCGGTGTGGGCAGGCAGGCCGCAGATCACGCTCACAGGCGAGTTGCAGGACACGCCCGCCGCGACGCGCGGCATCCACTACGATCTCGGCGATCTGGTCACGATTGAGCATCGCGGGCGGTCATTCGACGCGCGGCTCGATCTGATTCATGAGGTGCTCAGTCCGACCGAGAAGCGCAGCGCGACCCAGATTCGGAGCCAGCTATGAGCGATGATCTGACGTTTCAGCGTGCGCAGCAGAACATGCTCCAGCGACTCGGTCAAACCGAGGTGAAGGAAGTGCCGATCTATGTGACCGGCGCCTGGACGCCAACCCTGGTTGGCTCGACCATTGCTGGCACATTCACCTATACCGTGAATAGCGGCACCTACACCCGTCATGGGAACACGGTGTTTGTTCGCGGCCGGATCACGATCGCGGTTGTCACCGTCGCGCCGACGGGCAATCTCAGTATCGCCGGGCTGCCACTCGCGGCGGCAACACTGACGAGCGGCAATCCCGGCGGGGCGTACTTCGACTATTGGTCGCTCATCGGCCTGGGCGGCGGGGCGAACACCTATCTCGGCGGCTGGATCCAGAACGCCGCGTCGGCGATCGCGCTCACCGTCAGCCAGAATGCCGGCGGCGGGGCGGCGTTCTTGACCGGCGCGGTAGCCGCTGTCGCCGCGAATACCGATCTGTTGTTTGTAGGCCAGTACCAAGTATGAAACTGATTCTGATCGCGCTCATCCTTGCCCTCCTGCAATCCCCGCCCGACCCGCACTTCATCGCGCGCTGGGCGCGTCCTGGCGTGGTCGTCATCAGCTGGACGCAGCAGCAGCGCGGCTGCCTGGCAAACGGCGCGGTGCTCATCGGCTGCTACGATGGGCAGGGGCGGGTGGTCGTCACGATCGGGCGGGTGGGGCCAGTGGACGGCGCGGCGCGGGGAAGCGCGTATCAGGCGGAGATCGACGGGGTGCGGCATCGGGCGCGGGTGGAGGGCGTGGTGTATTTCCCCGCGATCTATTAGAGACAGATCGCGGGGCGGTTTGTGTGCGGGTTATAATGCGTCCTCTCGCGCTGATGCTCGCGCTAGTTGCTGCGCAATGTCCTTGAAGACATCATCACCGCTCGTGATCAGCTTCTCAATGGCGTAGTTGCGTTCTTCATCTCCCAAAAGGACGGTAGCAACCTCGCCAGAGATGATAGCCAAGAGCAGTTCAATCGGGTTGCCGGCTTCTGCGCCGTCTTTCGCAGTTGGGCCGCGTGTGACCGTGTAGCCGTAGCGGAGAGCAATGGCGGCCAGTGCATTGCTCTCCGCTTTGTTTAATCCACGCATTTACACCTCCACTATCCAGAGGCTATCCGAAACGCCGTATGCGCCGTAGTGCGCCCATCCGCCCTGTCGCTCGTTCAGTTGCATCTGCCATGCATCAAACACCGTTTCGTCGTCTTCCCAACCATCCTCCAGAATGCGCCCGCCGCCGAGAAACCCCGCCAACTCTCGATCATTCATGGCGCGAGCCTTGACCAGCTTGCCCAGCCCAGCAGCAACCACCTGCGCAGCCAAGTCGTCACGCACACCATCGCTCGGGAGCCACGCATTGCCGTCTGGCTCGCCGCCATTGTCACCGTAGCAGCCTGCGTAATCCTCTAGGATCGCCCATGCCTGATTAACGTCGCCTGTCAGATTGAGGGTAATCATTGTCTTGCTCCTTGAAACTAATTACTTTCGATGTGTTGAGTATACAGGAAACTAATTAGTTTGTCAACCCCCAACCCCTAACCCCCAGGCACACGAACGCCCACCCCGATCCGCGTCGTTCAGCGCGAGGTCGAGGCGGGCGATGGGGCGGCGGGGCTAGTTCAGGGCTACGGGACGCACTGATCACCGAAGCAATGCTCCTCTCGCCAACGGGCGCTCTCTGCATGCTGTGTGCTGGCTGCCGATGCCGCCAGCGCCTGTTGCAGTGACGGTGTGGCGGCGGTCGATGGCGCTGGGGCGACTGCTGGTGCTGGCGCAGCGGGTGGCTGTGCAGGTGAAAGTGGCACATCTGCCGGCGGCGCGCTATCGACCTGGTAGGGCAGATCGGCAGGTGGCTGCGCCAGTGCCGGCGCAGCCACATACACCGGACGCTCAATCACCACGGGGGCGAGTGGCGGCGCGAGATCGGTCAGGTTGCTCGGCAGATCGAGCACCTGATCTGCTTTGAGCCATACGACGCCAGAGCCTTGCACATCGGCTTGCAGCCAGTCGTTTCCGTAGCGCGCCAGCACCTGGTAGGTGCGCCCGGCTTCAATCGCTCCGATCACACTCCCATTCGGGCTGTCATACGCCACCACGGCCCGCCTAAGCGCGTTTGGTGGCAACGCTGCCACCGCAGCAGCTGGTACCGCGGTTGGCGGGGCGCTTTGGGGTAATGGGGTGGCGATGATGATGACTGGCCTAGGTTCGGCCGCCCCACTGGGCATGCTCCTGACACGACCGACGATCAGACCGATCAGCAGCAGGGACAGCATGCAGATACCCGCCGCAACGGGCGTGCTTACATCGTACCATGCGCGCCGGTGCGGTGGTAGTAGGTTGGTCGTTGTCATGGTTGCTTGCTCCCTTCACGAATAAGATCGAGTACCTGATCGAGCGCCGTTTGATAGCGTTGCCCCTGTGAACTCTTGACACCGCGTAGCTCGGTGACAATCTCAGCGGGCGATTTCCCGCCAAAAAACAGCGCTGCCGCGTGCGCCGCTTCGGGCGACACGGTTTTGCCGCTTTGTGCTGCCGGAGTAGCCGTGGTTTGCTCGGCTACTTTTCGGCTACTTTCCGGCTTCTGCTCGGCTACCGGCGGCGTGAGTGGCGCTGTCGGAGCTGTAAAGCCAAATGTCGGCCGCGTACTGGCCGGACTCGGGATCATTTCGCCCGCCCTGGCAATATCCGCAGGTGTCATCTGCGGAATAATCACTTTGGATAGCTCGCCTTTGACATTCAAAAGATACGCGGTTGCGTCGGGCAAGCTGCGAATATCGTCGGGCAAATTGGCGGAACGTAACCCCAGCTGATAGCGGGCCTCGTCTGGGCGCTGGCGCAGAACGTAGTGTGACGTGAGCTGATTGCGCACCGCGCTACTGGCGTCTTTCGTCCAGGCTTGTGCGGCTAGAATGCCGTTGACATTGAACTTACGCCCCTGCTCTGCGATGTTTTGGATATGCGCGGGAAGATTTGCGCCCGCGCTGGTGCGGAGCAGGCTTGTCCATTCGTCGGCGACGATCACAATTGGCCAGCGCGCGCTACTCCCCTTGCGCTTGTCTAACTTGTCGTCGGCGAACGCGAACGCGGCTTCGATCTCTTTGGGCGTCGAGGCAATATCCATCATGAACGCGGGCGCGAGTGCGCCGATGCGGTTGGCGAGACTCTCATCGTCGCCCGCATGCAAATCGCAGATGATCAGCCTGCCGCCGGCCGCCGCGCTTTGCGCCAGCAAGAACGCGAGCAGCCACGTTTTGCCCGCCCCCTGTTGCGCGCCCACGCCACAGCTGTACAAGTCTTTCCACGAGCCAGTAAGCGGCGTGCCCGTGTCGGCGCGATACCCCAAGATGAGCGGTCGCCCTGGCCCGATCTGGCCTTGGTCAAGCAACTGCGCAAAGGTGGGAATGGACGGCGCTTGCATCACGATCTCGGCGTCGATCATGGGCGGGGGCAATTGCGGCAGATCGCGGTGGCTGTCATGATAGCTCAGATTCTGAATCTGAGTGGGCAGCCCTTGTGAGCGGGTCGCGAGAATTGCGTTTCTCTGCTCCATCGCCCGAATTGAGCGATGATCGGCGAACCTGCGCCAGAGTATCACCATGCCGGTATAGGCGTAGCCCACACCGAATGATACTGGCGCAGCGAAAAGAACGAACCGGATAGCCCATGCCACTTCGGGCGATGCTAGACTGAATACTTGCCACTCATGCCAAAGACCAAGCGCCATCCCGCAGAAAAGCAGGCAGACAGCAAGGGCGGTTGCGAAGGCAAGCCACGGCGGCAGGGATGCGCGGGCAGGCGTTGATTTACTGTGCATGTTCCGCCTCTCGTAGCTCTGATCTAAGCACCACAATGGCCGCCAGTAGATCGCTGATGTACTCACGGATTTCGTCTTCGACGGCCCCTTGCGCCTCGATCAGCGCTGGACCACCGACGCCGGGATGCGTAAGCGCGGCAACCTTTTGCGTGCTGTGGCCGGCCAGGAAATACTGGAGCACGTAACTCGGCTGATCGTCGTCAGCATCCTGCTGCTGGCCTTGCAGGAGCGAGAGGAACCATGCAATCATCGCGCACCTCGCTGCGGACGAAACAACCACAGCAGCACAAAGCCGCCGACGATGCCAAGCATGATCTGTGGCGCTGCCGAATACGCGCAAATCAGCCAGATGCAGCCGATGGCGATCAGGTAGACGCCGAGTAATCCCTTGTTCATGTAGCACAACCTTTCCATCTCGCAGGCGTGCTACAATCGCAGCGCCTGCATTGCTTACTCCAATGCAGTTCAGCACTGCCCCGCGTCGTCGCCTTCAACGTCGGCGCGGGGCGCTGGTGTCTCTAGTCCTCCGCCTCTCCTTTCTCAATGATCCCG